CTAACTGAAGAAAGCTTAGATCAAATAGTTGTTTCTGCAGAAAGAATGCAAAACAGAGTAAAGAAACTTGTTGACGCTTTTCCCGCAGAAGAACGAGTAGAGATGACTAAAATGTTATCTGAAACTTTAGCTTCGACAACAAGTGTTGACTGGATGCGGTCTATAAGCAGACTAGAGGGAATAAAAATTGACGGTGCTAATCTTAACTCCTTAGACAATATGGAAGAGATGATGCAAGCCCAAAGAATAATGACACTCCAATCACAAAAATCAACTCGCCTAATTGAAATGTTAGAGTCTAAAGTGTTAGGTAGAACAGACTTAAAAAATCCTGAAGAAATAACAAACTACATAGCAAGTTTGAAACAGGCAAAAATAAACAATGACCAACTGCTTTTAGATGAAAAGGCTGATTTAAACATACTGATTGAAGACTTTAAAGCTAACATAATATCTGACCCAAGTCAAGATATACCTGACGGTGTGATTGCTGGTCTGGATAACATGTCCATAGAAATACAAACAAGTTTAAAAGGTGACGTTGCTGCTTTAAACCTCGCAGAAGAGAAATACCAAAAGAATGTTTCTCTCCTAGCTAAACGTGCTGCAGCCGCTTCAGAGTATAGAAGTACAGAATCAAAACACATTAAGACAGTTGCCCGTAATGCAGAGATGATTATAGATAACAAACTAGAACGTATGAGGCGCAGGGCTAAAAGTGGATTTGTAAGCGTAGATAAAAAAGCAAGGGAAATGGGTGCGGTTTTGTCTATAAACTCCATGATTGAAGACTTAATGAAATACGCTCCTGAATCCGAACTGCAAGAGATGTTTGGTAAAAAGTCTCGTTTATTTGTTGGTACACTAGGTAAAAAATTGTATACTACAGTAAACAAAATGGCAAAGCGTTCTCTTGAATCTATGGAAGGTAGCTCTTATAGTGAGCTATATAAGCTTTCAACTAATAAAAATAGTCCCATGTATATTGGCGAAAATCCAAAGCCATTAGATATTATGCTGCACTACATGAGACAAGCAAAAGAAAATCCTGATGCTGTGCAGCAAGCACCTCAGTTTCTCGCTACACCCGGCGAAGTTATGGATGTGTTTGGTGCGTTTGAAGACTATGCTTTTAGAATTAAGGATGACAATTTTTCATCACAGCTAACAGCTTATGCTTCTTCTGTAGAGGATGTAGTAAGAAAGCAAGCTCCTGAACTTTTTGAAGACTGGAAAGCAGCCAGAGAAACTTACCAAGCTGAGTGGTTTGATAAGTTACGAGCAGGTGGACCCTTGCAGGAAATACACAAGTCTAAGGATGGCCCCATTACTGTTGCAGGAAAGAAACCCCTCAATGCAGACAGTGTTTTCCTTGAGGATGTAGCCGTTGGAGAATCAGTACCAGAAGGAAAAGTACGGGATCGTTTGTTTAGACAAGCTTACAAAGGGCTGACTCCTCTAGAAGGCTTTAATAAAATAGGAACCAGCATAGAGAATGCTTTAGCTGGAAAGCCAGATGCTATGCAGAATCTTATGCTCCGTAGGTCAGAGTTTATTGAGTCTTTTTCTGATGGGGTAGATGATGTCTTTGATTTAAGCAACCCTAAAATTAAAGCGGAATTTGAACTTATGCAAGCCCATATGACAGAGGTTGTTTATTCTAGGTGGGGCAATAGGACTGCAAAAAAACTGTCCGATCCTAGACTTTCTCCTGATTCAAATGTACTTGAACAGGGGGGATACAACTGGGAAGGAATGCAAGATTTTGATCAAGTTCAAAACGCATTAACTGTTTTAGTCAGGAACACAAAGGGGGGAAAGCCTCGCAGAATTAAACTTGTAGATTTAGGAAAGATGATTGAAGAAGAAGCATCAATTGAAAAGCTTATAGGTGAAAACAAAGGACTTCAAAAGAAAGCCTCAGAGTTCAAGCAGAAGGTGCTAACCAACCTTAACGCTTCACAAACAACAGTAACTTCAAAACTAGGAATTGAAGATCAAGGAGCCACTAAACTCAGAGAGATGATAGGGTTATCAAATTCTAAACAGTTTTTTGAAACGGCTGTACTCAATGGTAATAAGGGAAGCCTTGACGCATTCATAGCAAAAACAAAACTACAAATCGGTGATACTTTTGAAATAGATGGTGTTGTTTACAATACTGAAGAGGCCATAGATAAGGGTGTGGCTAACTTAATTGTAAGCGGATTATTTGAACATGGAAACGTCGGACCTATTCCGGGAGCAACTTATATAAGTCCTGCAGGGGTTCCTTCTCCTATAATTGGCGTAAACAACCCCGAAATGATACTAGAAGCTATGGGGAAAGAAAATGTTGAGACTATATTGAAGGGAGTTATGAGTGACGAGCATTTTGATCTTTTTAAAGAAACAGTAACACATCTAACTGAACAAGTAGGTTTTGATCGTGGTGTGTTTACAACTGCAGGTCAAGTTGAAAACGTTGCTAGAGCGTTTGGTACAAACCAATTAATTTCAAGGGGATTTAACCTTGCTCGTGGTATGGTTAGCCCTCAGTACGTTGCTGCTGAGTTTGCTGTTTCTCTTGCATCTCATGCAGGGATAGACATGTTAAAACTTGCAGCAGGAAACGAGGCTGCAAACGATTTAATTATTAAGATGTTTAAGTACCCCCGTCAAATGACTAAAGCAGATGTAGCAACATTTGGAAATCTTGTCACAGAATTTGTTGTAACAGAACTTGGTTCTATGGGATTAGACGGGGTCGAGATTCTTGACACCTTTATTGAAAAAGAAATTAAAAAGATGAAAGAAGAAGGAACTTACACTCCAATAGAGGATCAACCAGCACCCATAGATGAGGCAATGTCTTTACTCTTTGATAATCAAGAAGGAAACTTAAACTAATGAAAACCTACAACAACGGCCCTCGTAAGGGAATGATGTATGGCGGTATGTCCCGCCGCAAACCCATGATGTACGGTGGTACAGCCATGAAAAAACCCCGCAAGAAAGCTTACGGGGGCGGTATGATGTCATCAAGTCAGCCACAACAGAACATGATGCAGACTCCAAAGATGCGTATGGCAGGCGGCGGTTCTACATTCGGTATGTTGAGTGTAAAAGCAGGCATAGACAATAACCCTAAACCAACTCAAGCTGATAGAATAGCAGGAGCTACAAAGAAACGCTAGATGTAGTTTCTGGACTTCTCCATCATCTCATCTGCCATAGACCGAAGGTACCGTAGAAGGGATGCGGTTGAGTGTGAGCCATCCCACTGGGGTAATCCCTCTACCATTGCAGATTCAAACTGCTCTGGCTTTACTCCTTCCCAAGTCAACTCTATGGTACCATTCTGTTTTAGATTAGCCTGAAATGTAAACAGGTTAGCCTCTGTGCTTTTATTAGCCATCTACTTGTTCTAATTCCTGTATTGCTAGATTGTAACAATCAGCCTTAAATACAAAGCCGTTGCTTGGGTCTACGTCACCCACTTTGTAACGGGTTGCTTTTGTGTAGAAGGTTTGTTTCGGTATCTCACCAAGAATCCACGCCTTACTGTGATCCGTAAGTATACGGACAAAGACGTAGCTGTCACAGTCTTGCTTGGTTCCGTGCGCTGACACAGAGCAGTCGTAGTTGGGTGATGGGGTTGTGTTGCAACGCTTGGTCTTTACGTCCACCCGTTTGTTTCCAACCAACAGATCAAAGTCCTTGTTGTTGGCATCAGTACCACCAACGTAGTCCTTTACAATCACTTCGCCTATAGCCCCCACCACATTACTAAGACTGCCAGTTATGCTGCCCTGTAGGATTCCTACAGAGGCAGCTTTCTTTTTGGCACGAGCTATTATATCAGGCGTTATTTTGATCTGTATCACTGTTTGTTTCCTTAACACTCTTGGCTAACGTAGCTGAAAAAGTAGCCTGTGATGCCTGCAGTTGAGTCGCCCTAAAGTTTAACTTACGTATTTGATCTTGAACATCACGTATCTGCATGACAGTGTATTGATCTACGGGGGTCATGTCGTCTACGTTGTACTCTACTTCATCTACTGTGACAGTGTTCTTTTGTTTTTTACTCATCGTCTTCTTCCTTTGGTAAATATACCATTACAAATGAATTACAAGTTGGGCAAGTTAGGTTGGTTTCCATGATAAACTCATCAGAGTCTGAGTCATGGTCACCACCCCAAATTAACCTAGTGTTACAGTGCCAACAATTCAAGCTGCTGTCAAGTCCACAACTTCACAAACCCCTGCAGTACAGGCAAGTTCNCGAGAGCCAGTAGTATTATCTTCCTTTTCAAACTCTGTNAGCTTNTTCCAGTCNATGTGTACCACTTCCATACGCTGCTTCCACTCAAGGTATTCGTCAGGCTCTATGTCTTGATAGGGTGCNTGTTTGTANGTGTGATCACTGTGAGGAAGGAAAGAAACCCCTGACGCTACATCAAAGTTCTCATACACCCACGCTCCTACGTCCATCCACTCTTCTTCCTTTACAGATACAGTGATGGATGGCTTGTGTTCACACCAGTGTATAGCGTATGTTTTCCACAACTCTAGTTGCTCTATGGCTGTAGTTTGTGTGCGGGTAACCGCTCCTTTGGGAGACTGCATTGGGAAGCTGAAGACTGTTACGTTGTCCGGCTTCATCACATCTCGTTCAGCAGGTACACCACTGTCCACAAGAAACTGTGTCAGGGGGTCTTTGTTATCACCACGAACAGTACGAATAAAGTAATCGTTGTGTCGTGCGTGAATACCACTAGCAGAGTCTGTAAGCTGAGAGACAGTTCCGCTAGGCTTAACGCAGGTAATCGCTGCACTAACAGGTATGCCAAGTAACTCTGCATACTCACGGTTTGTTTCCACCGCTACTTCTCGCATTTCCTGCAGCCACAGTTTGCTGTCAACGTTCTTTGACAAGACAGGATGATCCATGATGCCTGTTAAAGAAACCCCAAGTAGCCTTTCTTCCTCTGTGTTATCCTTCCACACCTTCCTGAGATACTTGAAGTCAGTCAGGGTAGACTGCATAGTTCCAAGAATGGTAGCTAGTCTAACCTTATCCTTAAGGGACTCTAGTGTATCATTTTCACGGACAACTATTTCTGACAAATTACAAAACTGGTATGGGCGTAACACGATCTCACTGCAGGGGTTCGTACCCCACATGTGTCCCGTCTCTCTTCTGCCATTACGAGCCACCTGTTTTTCAGCAGCCTCACGATTAAACATGCCACGCTCACCAGACTTACTATCGTACAGGGCAAGCCACTCACGCATAAAGGTACCCATCTCAGGCTTACTCTTGTAGGCTACAGAGTTGTTCGCTAATGCTCGTTGACCATTGCGATATATTTGTTTGTCGGGTTCATCCCACCACTCACCAGATTTAGCGTGTCGCATCTGATCGTCATTTAAATTAGATAGGCTAATCAGGGCTGACCTGCGAACACCCCCTACAACAACTACCTCTCCTACCTTACACATGAGGTCGTGGCACTCAATAGGAAACAGTCTGCGTCCTGCTGCTTTCTTAAATATCTTAATAGTAAAGTTAAATAGATCAATCAACGGCTGAGGACCACTAGCTCTACCCCCCATGACCTTTAGCCGCGCACCTGCAGGGCGAATAGCAGAGGTATCCCAAGAAGGAACCTGCCCCGCGTAAAGCAGTGCAACCAGTTCACGGTAAGCTTTAGCCCATCCCGGCTTGCTATCTGCTACTGTAATACTGGTGCTAGAACTATTAAAATTATCAGATACGACAGGTAACTTATCAACATTCTCTCTCTCCACACTAAAGCCAACGCCAGTGCCACACATCAATATGTACATGCACTCATCAAACGAACGAGGGCTATCAACTGGAATGTAACTACAGTTGTACCCACAGATATTGTCACGAGCCAACGCTGGCCCTGAAGTCATCATTGCCCTCATGGAAGGCATAACCTGAAGACTAAGAACAGCCTCACGAACCTCACCTAAGTCTACCCTGACGTTACACTTATCCTCTACCTGACTCTGCATAAAGTTCATGTAACGATCCACAGTTTCATCCCAATTCTCACGACGATCTTCCCCGTCAATCCAACGAGCATAGCGTGACTTGTGAATAAACTGCTGGTATGGTGTTGGCAACATGTTGTTCATGTTTTTATTCTCCCTTTGTTTCGATTAGTTTGGTTAGGTACCACTGTGCTTTTTTGAGGTCTTCAACTCCGTTTTTGTAACGATATCTCCAGAGGTACTTGATGATGTTTCCTTGTAGGTAGTATTCAAACCCATTGTCTGTCGCCGCTTGGATTGCCTCAATGCACTCGACACCTGCTTGATTATAGTGTGGCGGCTTGTTAACGACGTCATCGTCTTTCATCCTTTTCACCATGTACTCTTCGTGTTTCATTGTTTCTTTCCAAAGTTAACTCTTACAACGTTATCATAATGCTGATGCTTTAAATCTTCTTCTACTTCTTCAATCATAGCCTCTGCAGCAATCTTAAACTGTATTGATGCCGCACCCTTATCGTACACATCCTCAAGGTCTTCCCTCACCGCTTCCATTATACCTTCCTGTATAATCATAGCAGGATTGTAGTCAGAGTCATCCTCGTAGGTTTTATCTGTTGTGTCGTAGGCAGTCAGGATAAAATTCTCGCCATCAATAGGCTTAAGTATAATGTAGTATCTATCTGGTAAAAGGGACATCATTTCTACCTGTTTCTGTATTTCAACATCGTCGGTCATTTTTTTACCCACTCCATAGGGATAGACCCTTCGGCCCATTCAAAGTTGTATCTTGCACACCAAGCAGCATACGTCGTCTTGCTACCCTTGTAAATCTTATTCTTGGCATTCATAAACACAAACCGAATATCCAACTCAGGATGTTGTTTCTTCATCAGTACCATCTTCACCCTGTCACCCTTATCTAGGTGACCTTTAGCTTCTACATAAATGTTTGTTTCTGGGAAGTAAAAGTCGGGGGTGTAGTGTCGAGGGGCAGGTATGTATTCAAACTTATCTTGTTCGTAAAAGAATGTCACGTTTTTGGATACTAGGGTTCGTGCTAAGTTGAGTTCAAACTTAGACCTGTATTTTACCTTGTTATTCAAAAGGTTACCCCTATCGATATTAATCTTTTTTCTAGGTACCCTGCCAGTTTGGGTGAATACTTTTCTATGTTGGTAAG